TTACTGATAAAAGATTCTATGCGTGGTACAAAAAGAAATACCTATGAAAAAAGAAACCGTTGAAGAGTTTTTAAAAAGAGGTGGCAAAGTAGAGAAGTTAAGACCTGGGTTTCCATTGAATGTCGGCAGTTTAGACAAATCAGGAAAACCTAGATTTAATAAACAAGAAGTAGAATCCGGTAAAGACAAAGGTACAGCACCTCTTCCTGATTTAACTTCTATAAGACAACAAGAAGCCTACGGCAATGCAACCGTAGAATATGGTGACAAAGTTCCAGTAAATGGACCTAAAGGCACCGGTAAATCAGATATGAGTGGACAATAGAATATGAAAAAACTTACAGATACAAAAGGTAGTGCTTCACTAGAAGCGTTTGTTGACATACAAGGCGAAGAGAATATCACAAGTAAAGGTAATCTCAAAGGTGTTGTAACCGATGAAGCTGAACTAGAAAGAAACATAGATGAAGTCTATGAGTATTGGCAGACTAGAGGCTTTCCTTTTTATTCTGTAGACGAACAATGGAGAAAAGAAAAGTTTGCTAAACTATCTGCTGTAAATTGTAAAGATTTATTGACACAAGATAAAGTAATCAAACCACACCAAGAAGGTCTATCACTTGCTTGGTCTTATATGCCACATAGTTTTGGTATTAGATGTGGTAAGATGAAAACTCCTATGGAGATATATGAGAACGAAGAACACTTTAAGAAAGGTATTAAGAAACTATTAACTGGTTCTTTCTTTGGTAAGTATTCAGTAAATCAATTGAAACCTATTTCATATGACATATATGGTAATGAGACACATACAAGCGACCAAGCAAAACACAAAGCAGAAAGTACAATGCGAAGTCTATTAAGAAGATATACAGGTACTCAATGTGTATCTAATTTCAGACCAACAGCAGCTGCTTGTTTATATCAAAACTTTATGCAACCTGGAGAACTAGTCTGGGATATGAGTATGGGTTATGGTGGTCGTATACTCGGTGCAATGATTTCAGATATTAACTATGTAGGTACAGACCCAGCGACATTGACATTTAAAGGACTAACAGAAATTAAAGCAAATCACGCTAATCCTAATAGACACTACTTCTTAAATAAACAAGGTAGTGAAACATTTAAACCTAAAGAGAATACACTAGACTTTGCATTTACAAGTCCACCGTATTTCAATTGGGAACAATATAGTGATGACGCTGAACAATCATTTAAAAACTTCAGCACTAATGAAGATTGGAACAATGGCTTCTTACGAGAGACTATTAAGAATGTTTATCAAGGATTGAAACCAGGTAAGTTTATGGGATTGAATGTAGCGAATATCAAATCACATAAAACCTTTGAAGACGATACGGTGCGAATCGCAGTTGAGGAAGGCTTCAAACATAGTGATACATACAAGCTTCAACTATCATCACAAGAGAGTGGCGCTAAATACGAGCCAGTCTTTATACTACAAAAACCCTAAATCCGGCAGATACTAACACTCACGGGAGCTCCCTAAACCCTCTTGTCCGCCCTCCTAGCCCCTCGTTTTTTGACGATTTCAGCAGAAATTGATAAGATATACACAAAACCCTATATTCCATACGGATAAAAAAAGTGAAAAAAAAGTGAGCATTTGCTCGGAAAGTGCTTGACATATGCTAGGAACTATGGTATTATGTATATATTAAATGAAACAAAAGGCAACACTAATGAAAAACACTACTATAAATTTTGACGCAAAATCAGGACTTGCTAAATTATTAGCAACAGAAAATCTACAAGTACAACACGACAATGTACAGACCGCTTCTTTTAATTTAGAAGATAGGGTACTTACTATTCCAGTTTTCAAAAATCCAAAAGGTGCAGTTTACGATATGTTGATTGCCCACGAAGTTGCCCACGCTTTACATACTCCTCAAAAAGGTTGGAAAAAATCAGTAGAAGAGAATGGTGATATTAGAGATTATATCAATGTATTAGAAGATTGCAGAATTGACAAGATTATTAAGAAACAATATCCTGGTGTAGTTGCCGACTACCAAGACGGTTTCAAAATCTTATGGGCTGATAACTTCTTTGGTTGTTCAGACAAAAATTTAAATACAGACTTAATGTTAATTGACAAGATTAACCTTTTTTACAAATCATCTGAAACATTATCATTTGATTTATCAGATATTGATAAGACTTGGTTTGCTGAAGTAGAAAAAATTAAAACTTACAAAGATGTTGTTGAACTTGCTAAGAGACTTGCTGATTGGCAGAAGAAGATGAACGAGAATTTATCTAAACTTCCTGACTTTGATAATCACCCTCTAGTGAAAGCATACGGACAAAAAGAAAAGGAACAAGAAACTGATGGAAATTCACAATCACCTTCTCAATCTCAATCGTCTGACCAATCTAACGAAGAGACGGAGAGTGGAGAAAATAAACAAGACGGAAACAAATCTTCAAAAGAAGAAGGAGACAACTCATCAAAATCAGAAGACGGAGAAAACAAGAACAACGGAGACGGCGAAGACAAAGAAGATAAATCTTCTAGTGTAAAAGACCAACACGCTAATCCAGACGGTGCAGGTGGTAAAGATGTAAAAATCAATATGCCTTTGAAGTCTATTACTAGTGAGAGTGCCGAACAGAATACTAAAAAAGATTATGTGAATACCGAACATAGAGGTTATTCATATATGACTTTACCTGATAGTAACCTTGATGACATTATTATTCCAACTAAACAATGGTTAAATAGAAATATTAAAAATGCTCAAAACTATACTCACACATATAAAGACAATATGGAAAGATTTAAAACATTCCATAGAGATAGTAAAAAAACTATTCAGTACCTTGTAAAAGAATTTGAAATGAAAAAGTCTGCTGATGGTTATAAGAGAATGACTACCGATAAAACTGGTATCTTGGATCCTCTTAAACTAAAAGACTACAAATTTTCAGAAGATATTTTCAAAAGAATGTCTGTTATTCCTGACGCTAAAAACCACGGTATGATTTTATTACTTGATTGGTCAGGAAGTATGGCACCTATTATTGACAAAACGGTTGAACAATTATGTCAACTAGTTTGGTTTGTAAAACAAATCAATATTCCATTCAAAGTTTATTTCTTTGCTGACAAGATTGATGGTGATGATGATTACAACTGGATGAAAAGAGACGAAATTAGAAAAGCAAGAAAGTCATTTAATTATAATGTTGGTAACGCTCACTTTGATGACTTTAATCTAGTAGAAGTTGCTTCTCATACATTAAAGAAAACAGACCTTGAGCAATCTATGATGTTCTTGTGGTCATATGCTAAACATTATTCAGATAATAGAAACTGGAGAAGAGACGGATATGTTGAGTATCTATATCCTCCAAGAGCATTTTGTCTTTCTTCTACACCGTTGAATGAAAGTTTGGCTGCAATGAATAAGATTATTCCAATGTTCAAACAAAAGTATCAAGTAGAAAAAATGTCATTAATTACATTGACCGATGGTCACTCAAATAATGATAACAAGTCTACTTACACTAATACAGAAGATGGACTTGCTGTCAAAAGAGACGGTTACGGTAAGACAGCATTACTAAAAATTGGTAGTAAGTATATTAAGACTAAAGGTAATACAACTGCTTTATTACTTCAAGGACTTAAAAAGAAATATGGTATTACAACTATCGGTTTCTTTATTGTTAAGACTAGAAGAAGTTGGGAGTTTGAAAGATACCTTGGACTTGAACACATAAAAGATTGGTCTTTGAGAGAACAAAAAACATTGCAATTGAAAAAAGAGTTTTCAAAAAACAAATCAGTTGCTGTATCTCAAAACGGTTACAATGAATTTTATCTTATTAATGGTAAGGATATGTCAGTACAAAATTCTGACCTTAATGAGTTAAAAGAAGACGCTAAGAAAGGTGATATTAAGAGAATATTTACCAAATCAATGAAATCCAGAACGGTATCCAGAGTGCTGTTAAGTAAATTTATCAGACAGGTTGCCTAATGGGGGAGAAATCGTTGAAAACCTTAGTAAAAAAAAATGAAAAAATGCTCACTTTTCGCTTGACATATGCTTTTAAGTGTGGTATAATACTTGTATAAAATGAAACAAAAGGAAAACACTATGATAACACTAAATGAAAAACAACAAGAATTCGTAAACGCTTGTACAAAGATGTTTCCGAAAAAAGATACTTTAGATAATGCAGAATTATTATCAGTATCTAAATCTCTCGGTATGAATTTCAAACCACAATGGTTAGTTAGGAATCCAGAGTTAAGAGTAGGCAGAGGAACTTATAAGATTCCTACGAATGGCGAAGTGCCAACTGCTACTCCAATTACAATGCCTAATGTCTTAAATGATAAGGCAACTGAAACACCAACAATACCAAAAGTTGAAGAGACTACTAAAGTTTCTGAAGCTGCGTATGTTGTTTCGTCTTTAGTTGATAACCTTGTTCCGAACAAAGACGCTACTTTCGTTCCTTTCGGAAATCATCCTGATGTTAGAAACATTGTTAAGTCAAAACAATTTTATCCAATATTCATAACCGGTCTATCTGGTAATGGTAAGACTTTTTCAGTTGTTCAAGCTGCCGCTGAGGCAAAGAGAGAACTGATAAGAGTAAACATTACAATTGAAACCGATGAAGATGATTTACTTGGAGGTTACAGATTAAGAGACGGTCAAACCGTTTGGCAGAATGGTCCTGTTATTGAGGCAATGGAGAGAGGTGCAATATTGCTCCTTGATGAAGTTGACCTTGCTTCTAACAAGATTATGTGTCTACAACCAATCCTTGAAGGTAACGGAGTTTATGTTAAGAAGATTAACAAATTCGTTAAACCAAGTGCTGGTTTCAATGTAGTCGCTACTGCTAATACTAAAGGTCAAGGAAGTGATGATGGTAAGTTTATCGGTACTAACATACTGAACGAAGCTTTCCTAGAAAGATTTCCAGTTACCTTTGAACAGCAGTATCCATCTGCTAAAACTGAACAAAAAATACTTAACAACACTCTTGCTCAATCAGGTAAGAAAGATGTTCAGTATGTTGAGAAGTTATCAACTTGGGCTGATGTAATCAGAAAGACCTACTTTGACGGTGGGGTTGATGAGATTATCAGTACAAGAAGATTAGTACACATTGTACAAGCTTATTCAATCTTTGGAAATAAGATGAAGGCGATTGAACTATGTACTAATAGATTTGATAACGATACAAAAGCTTCTTTTGTTGACTTGTACACGAAAGTGGATGCCGGTGCTACTGCCGAGAGTATTGCTCAAGAGCAGAAAGACACAGCATTAAAGGAACAAATGATGTCCAATGATAGTGAGGAAGATGACGAATCCGAAGAGGACTTCGTCTAATAAATCTATTCATAGTGTGGTCCTTGGGGAGAGGTGTAGTGGCCTCTCTCCATTTTTTACACTAGTAATTTGAATATAAATAGAAGGTACATTATGAAATACAATGAAGATAAAATTATAAAAGAAATTAAAACATATGTTGAAAGCACATATGGTGAACATTATAGTACAACCAAAGATGGTTTTCAAGTGCAAGATATGTTAAGACACTTGGATGTAGATAAAGATTTTTGCCAAGCAAATGCTATTAAGTATCTTTGCAGGTATGGTAAGAAAGCAGGAAGAAACAGAAAGGATTTGCTGAAAGCAATCCATTATGTTATATTATTAATGAGTAGTGAAGACAATACCTTGAAGGGAGGTAAATAAGTTTGAGTATACTTGTAACCGTTCGTAATGGTAACTTGGAACAAGCTATGAGAGTGCTTA